TCATTGTTAGGCCTTTGTTAGATTTTAAAGTTATATTTGATAAGGCAAGTGAGTTAATTGCTCATAACCAAATCCAATATGACCTTGCTGTACTAAAGAAGCTAATGAACTGGACTCCGAAGCGGACTACAACTATTCGTGATACTATGCTTATGTCTCAAATACTAGACTACAACCGCTTTAATGGGAGGCATGGTCTAGCCTTGTGGGGTGAGTACTTAGGAGTTAAAAAGCCTGAGCATGAAGACTGGATGAACTTTTCAGAAGACATGGTTCACCGTTGTAGAGAAGACGTAAAGATTAACGAAAAGGTGTATCGTTTACTTGCTCGTCAACTTACTGAGTTTCTTAAGACAACTAAGAATCCGGAGTATATGAAAAAGAGCCTTCGAGTTGAACACCGCTTATCTGAGTTTCAATCTCTTTGTACTGAGAACGGTTGGAAGTTTGACATGAAAAAGGCCTTGCGTTTAGAAAAAGAAATGGAAGAGGAATTAGAAGCGATCCGTCAAAAGGTCGAACCTAAGATGAGCAAGCGTATTCATGTTATGGATAAAGAGCCTAAAGAACCTGAATATAGAAAAGACGGCGCGTATATGGCTCGCACTGTGTATCACTTCGATATAGACCAAGAGGTAGGTAAGACTGATAGACCCCTCGATGGCCCTTATCAGCGCATTAAAATTTTAGATCCTGATTTAGGTTCTATGGAATACGTTAAGGAATACTTGTATAGCATTGGCTGGGAGCCACTTGATTGGAACTGGGAAAAGAAGGGCAGAGAGTTTAAGAAGAAATCACCTAAGTTATGTGAAGAGTCACTAAAGGCTCTTGGTGAAGACGGTGAGCTGCTTAACCGTTTTTATACTACTCGTTCTCGATTAGGCATCATACAAGGCTGGATTTCTAACACGGATGAAGATGGGCATCTTCGTGGTGAAATGTTTACTATTTCTACCCCGACAGGTCGTGCTAGACACAAGATCGTTGTTAATGTGCCCTCGCCCAATGCGGCATGGGGTGCAGAAATGCGCTCTTTGTTTGGTTGTGAAAAAGGTTATAAAGTAATCGGCGCTGACAGTGCTGGTAACCAATTTAGGGCATTATGCCATTATATTAAGGACGAGGAGTTTACTAATGAAGTTATTAATGGAGATGTACATCAGAAAAATGCAGACATCTTGGGTTGCTCACGATCAACTGCTAAACCTTGGATTTATGCTTTTTTGTTTGGTGCAGGTCTTGAAAAGTTAGGTTTGATATTAACAGGTAAGCGTGATAGTAAAGCAGGTAAGGAGTCCCGTGCTAAATTTGCGGCGGCTATTCCCGGCTTTAAGCGTCTTACAGATAGACTAATGGAGATTGTTAAAATGTCTGAAGCAAGAGATCGTAGAGCGTCTATACCTGCCCTTGATGGTAGGCGCATTTATTTGGACTCTGGACATAAAGCGCTTAACTATTTACTACAATCTGCTGAAGGTATTACTTGTAAAGCAGCTGTTGCATACACTATGGATAAGTTTGAAGAGGAAGGCATTGATGCTAAACCTTTAATCTTTTACCATGATGAGATGCAGATAGCAGTACGGGAAGATCAAACAGCACGAGCCGCTGAGATTATGGCTGAGTCGTTTAGAGAAGCACCAAAGTGGTTCGGTGTTACTTGCATGGACGGTGAAGCAATGATCGGCGATAACTGGTATGATACTCACTAAGGTGCAATAAATGAATATACTGGAACATATAAAAGCGGCGCATGAAGCTATGCGTGAAGTTGATTGGCGTTTAGAAAATGCTAACATTTGCACAACTATAGTTGATTGGCGCTTAATAGATGATGTGTACCCGTTCTATTCTAAAATTGTTTTCGATTCTGATTTAGACTCATTTTGTACTGTGATAGGTACCTTGGACGACACTTACCATGTCCGAGATATCTTTCACGGTATAGAGTTCTTTCATCATTTCGATGACTTGCAGTTATATAAAGAAGACACTACTCTATTTGAGCGGTTTCTCAAGTCTATTTCTGCTGAAGATATGAACGAATTAATACATAACGAAATGGGAGTTTAATATGAATATTAAAACTTTAAAAGTCTTAGCTTATATTGGTGAATCAGAGGTAATTAGTTACTATGACACCGCTATAACTGAAGACAAATATGACATCTTAGATCTTCTAAGCTTTAAGTTAGACGAATCAGAGTATTTCACTAATTGGAAGATTTTCGATGGGGAAAAACAAGTAGCGGCTAAAGCTACAGTAGCCACAGAGGTCACAGACAAGGTCACTGAGCTACTTAAAGAAAGATGCAGGGAACTGTATGCACTACATGAGAACTATGCACAGGTTGCAAAGCTGGTAGGTAAGCACCCTACTACTGTACGCACTTGGATTAACTCATAAACGAATATAGGAGAATACTATGCCAAATTGGTGTGGAAACAAAATGATTATCGATGTTTCTGAGTGCGAAAAAGGAAACGAATTCGAAGAAAAATTAGTCTGGTTAAAGATCCAAACAGAACAGCCTGATGTAGGTTTGTTCGAGTATATGTGTCCAGCCTCTGACTACCCCGGAGAAGAAGATAGCTACGGGGGTTTGTATGGAACTAAGTGGGACACTGACATACCTGATGTATCAGACTTTGACGAGTATTCGATAGAAGGTTGCGGTGGTACTGAAATATTTAAGGACGATGATGGGCGCTATGTGTTGTTGTTTAAGACAGCATGGAGTCCTGCAACAGGTTTCTTTGATAAGCTTATGGGCCGTAACGAAGGCATGACAGGTATACTACTGTATTGTGAGCAGGGGCAAGACTTCTGTGGTGCTTACAACAGTGACATCGAGTACCACTATGATATGACCGAAATCTGTGAAGAGAACGGTATTAAACAAGAAGATGAAGAAGACCCTGATTTCTGGGGTGACGAATACATCGATGAAGTTTTAGAAGTAGTCGGTGATGAAGTCGGCGAATCATTTGCGTATATTGATTACGGCGGCTAAACTAAAATAAGGAAAATAATATGTCTGAAGATAGTAAGACGATACTAATAGTCGATGGCGACCCTCTAATGTTTAGAGCCGCTTATAATAAGAACTCAGCGGAAGAAGCATTTGAGGCTTATATGGAAAGGTTGGAAGACCTTAAACTCGATACCTTCTGTGATGACTTTATGGTTGCAGTGTACGGCGTAGATAACTTTCGTCATGACTTTTTTGCCGATTATAAAAACACCCCTAATCGTCATAAGTCAAAAGCTAACAACCCGTATTTCTTCGAGTTAAGAGCAATGATCGTCGAACAAGGTCTCGGTGTTCCTGCTGATGGTATGGAAGCAGATGATTTGGTACGTATATGGTCTGAAGAACAGAAAGCACTAGGTAACACTACTGTAATTGCTTCTGTTGATAAAGATCTACAATGCATACCCGGCGCTCACTTCTTGATTCACAGAGATACATTGATTCATGTAGATGAAGACACAGCAGATAATCACTACTGGACACAAATACTTACTGGTGACAGTGTTGATAACATCCGTGGCCTTAAAGGTATCGGCCCTAAGAAAGCTCAAGCAATCTTAAAAGGTGCCAAAACATCTGAAGAGCGTAAACAGAGAGTGATTGATAAGTATTATGAAGTATATGGTGGTAACTGGAAAACAGAGATTACCCATACAGGTACTTTGATTCACATTATGCGAACCCCAACTGACATGTTTAATGTCGGCGATGGTTTGCCAACTAACCTGAAGGAAGCCGTTGAAGTTTAACGGTTTCTCAAGGAGAAATATATGAGTAAGTTTGTAGCTAAGAAAGAATACATTAAGTCTGATTTAGGCCATTGGGAGTATACCGGGGTTAATGCCGATATGTCTAAGTGTTTCGGTTTTTGTTATCTTGTTATTAATAAAACCCGAAATAAGTTTTACATAGGCAAGAAGCAACTATGGACTTATAAGAAAAATACACATGTTAAGACCGGAAAGGCTCCTTGGCGAGTGTATGCTACATCTTCGTCCCATGTTAAAGCAGACGCTAAACTGGGAGATGAAATTGAATACCACATGTTGGGTGTGTTTAACACCCGTGCGTGGTGCAACTATACTGAGGCGTATTTACAAATGGCACTACAAGCCATTACTGATCGTGATGAAAAAGGCGAAAGACGTTGGTACAATAATCAAGTTGCCGCTGTTCGATTTATACCTAAAGAGGATAAAGAACAACACGAAGTAATGGAGAAGTGCTTATCGAAAGCGTCTCGATTAATTAAATCCGGGAGGAAATCAAATGTTAAAGCTAATGATGCGTAGTATTGCGGCTTTGATCATGGTCGGCTCTATGGTATACACACCTTTAATGATAGGCTATCTTAATATTCGAGGCGAAAGTCTGAGTGTTGTCGATGCGTTTATCGCTGGCATAGCGGTAATGTGCTATTTAGGTTTTATGTACCGAGGAAAGACTAATGAAAAAGAAGTTAGCAAAGGCTAAGTTCCTATACCACATGTCATGTATTAAGTGCGATAGCAGTGATGGCTATGGCGCTTATGATGATGGTTGGGGTAAATGCTTTTCTTGTGGTGAATCTTATAAATGGGATACTAAAGAGGAGAAGCCCGTGGAACAAACAATATTTAAGAAAGAAGTAATGTCAGGGCCGTCTCTTACTGTTGAAGAGATAGGTCAATATGCTACACGAGGTTTTCGTGAGCGAAATATTCCAAAACAAATCACTGAGTTTTTCGGTGTAAAAGCGGGGGTAGACATTAATGGCGACATTATTGAACACTACTATCCTTATGGAGTAGATCAGACTGTAGGCTACAAAATACGAAAGCTCCCTAAAGAGTTTCGATCTGTAGGTACGATAGAAGGTCTATTTGGTCAACAACAATTTAACGGTGGTAGGAGATTAGTTATAGTCGAGGGCGAAATAGACGCTATGTCTGTTGCTTACGCGTACCACCAACGCCACAAAGGGAAGATCTACCCTGTAGTATCTCTTCCAAGCGCAAGTGGCTTGAAACAATTATTATCACAACGTGACTGGGTTCGTAGATTCGATGAAGTTGTGTTGATGTTAGATAATGATGAAGCAGGCCAGAAGGCGCTTGCTGAAGCATGTAAGATTATCGGTGTTGATAAGGCTCGCATAGCTAAGCTGCGTTGTAAAGATGCTAATGAAGAGTTACTTACACACGGGCCTAATGGTATCTTAGAAGCCATTTGGGATGCTCAACCGTGGTCTCCAGCAGGTATTTTACAAGGTGATGAACTTTGGGAAAAACTAATGGAACGGCAGTCTACAGAATCTATCCCTTACCCTCCCTGCTTACAGGGCGTAAATGAAAAGACTAAAGGTATGAGATTCGGTGAAGTAGATTTGTTTACTTCGGGTACTGGTTCAGGTAAATCAACCGTTATTAAAGAAATTATATTGCACCTTAAAAATACAACTGAAGACGGCATCGGAATAATCTCCCTCGAAGAGTCTCCCGGTGATACTGTAGAGAAGTTTATTGGTATGCAATTAAATCAAAACTTAGCAGATGTTGAGATCTCAGAAGAGGAACAACGTAAGGCGTTTGAAGAAGTCTTTGGTGACAACCGCATTAAGCTGTTAGATCACCAAGGCTCTGTATCAGACGACTCCTTGATGGATAAGATTGAGACCCTTGCTCTAATGGGTTGTAAATATCTAATCCTTGATCACCTTACTATTGCTGTGTCAGAGGTAGAAGCTAACGATGCTAACCAAGCGGTTGACAAAGTTATGTCTGACCTACTAAAGACAGCTAAAAAGCATGATGTATGGTTAGGAGTTATCTCTCACCTGCGTAAAACAGGTATGGGTTCTAAATCATTTGAAGAAGGTAAAATGCCTTCTATGGATGATATCAAAGGCTCCGGTTCTGTTAAGCAAATTAGCTTTCAAATTATAGCATTTGCTCGTAACATGATTGCTTCAAGTGAGGCTGAACGTAACACAATTAAAATACGGGTTCTTAAATCAAGATTCACAGGTCGTACTGGTGATGCGGGTGGTGCATTCTATAATGCAGATACAGGCAGATTAGACTATGTAGACCACGAATTTAACGAAGAACCTGAACTGTAATATATAAGGATAAAAGTATGGAAGATAAAAAGGTAGTAGTAGATTTAAGCGCACTTTACATTGCTATGTGCTACGCGTACACTTGTTTAGACTTTGAAAAGAAGGTAGTTTTAAACGGGTACAAAACTTTATCAAGCCTTTACACTGAGGAAGCAGGAGAGCAATTCCCTGAAGAAATACTTGAGCCACTCCCTTTAGAAGATATCCACTCTGGCATCTACTTTAGCTTAGTTGATTGCATTGAAACCTCTTTTGACTTTAAAGAACTAATGCGAGTAGATAGAAAAGCTTATGGGTATGTTAAACGTTTAATCGATCACATTGAGAAACAAGGCAAAAAGCAGGAAAAAGCAGACAATGAAAAACTTCGTATAGAAGACGCTAAAACTTTGTCTCTTGCAGATGCTGCTAAACTTGTCCAAGACTTTATGAATGGTTCTTGGATTAAAACTTTAATTGTACAACGTGCAGGCATAGCAAGGAATTCGTCTAGCAGAGTGCCTGAAACTTTTGGCATTTATGATAAGGCTAAAAATACTTGCACTTGTGTACTTGATGATGACAAACCGTTTGCTTACATGAATCGAACTAATTCAATATCTCACTGGTTCGCATATGAGCTTGGTAACTATTCACAATACTTAAAAGGAAAAGCAGGAGGGCAAGATGAGGACGAAGAAGAAGTTTACTCTATGCTATCCTCTATCCTTGAGGGTGTAGTGAATACAGGTAGTAATGCTTCTGAAAGAGATTGGGCAGAAGGTAAGGTATGTGCTGTGACTCTAAAAGGTGTTAACCTGCCCGGTGTTGCATTGCGTGTTGACCCTTTGGCTTTCTCTCTTGCTGAACTACGTTACATGGCACAACAGATTCAAGCTCTAAATGAAATAGCAGAGAAAGCAGAAGGTATGTGTGTAACCCCTAACGAAATTTACTATGGTAAAAATGTTAGAGTTGATCTCACTGAGACACACGCCGCTTTTACTACTTCACAAAAGTTTGAACGTTATGATTTGTCATTAGTTAACATTGATAGACCAGCAGAAGCTTTAGTTGAGCAGATAAAAGGTATCCTAGCGAAACCTGAAGATGAGCGACCCGATCTTATTACTGGCCTGTTATACGGTGTTCCCGGTTCAGGTAAATCTATGTTGGCAAATTACTTAGGTCAACAACTAGGTGTTCCTGTACTTAAGAAAACTTATGCAGATCTTCAATCTATGTATGTAGGTGAAGGTGAAAAGAATCTGAAGGAAGCTTTCCAAGAAGCGGAGATCAAGCAGGCTATTTTGTTAATCGATGAAATTGATTCTATTGCTGGCAACCGTCAGAATGCAGACAAGAACTACCAGAAAACCTTTACTAATCAGCTACTTACTGAGCTTGATAACTTTAAAGGCATATTCTTAGCTACCTCTAACTTTATGGAGGGTCTTGATTCCGCTATCCTGAGACGTTTATTCTTGAAAATTAAATTTGATTTTCTCACAGAAGAACAACAGCAATCTGCGTTTGAGTTGTACTTCCCTAAGTTAAAGCGTAGCAAATTAGGTCAGATACCTTACTTGACCCCCGGTGACTTCCGTGCAGTACGTGAAGCGGCACAATTTGATGTTGAGAAACTTAATGTCAAACGTGTTCGTGAACTATTGCAAAAAGAAGTTGATTTAAAGAAATTAACTCTGCGAGAAGTACTTAAAGCAGAAAAGACTGTAGGATACCACTTATGAGTAAAATTATCGGCAAATTAAATCCGTTAAACCCCCGATTAAAAGAGCATACATTTATGATGGATATTGCTCAAAGAGTTGCCGATGAGAGTCACGATCCTAAAACAAAGGTAGGTGCTGTTATAGCTAAGGATAGGAATATACTTTCATATGGCTATAATGGCACAGTACAGGGATCTAGTAACGTCATGCGTTGTAGTGATAACAAGTGCTTAGATACTGTTATTCATGCAGAGATGAACGCTCTGGCGAAGCTCGCTATGTCTACACATTCCGGAAAGGGTTCAACACTATATTGCACTCTGTTCCCGTGTATGCCTTGTTCTCTTTCTCTTATTCAAGCGGGAATTGATACTGTAATATACAAAAACGACTATAAAGAAAATGAGGCTGAAGACTTACTTCGGTCAAGTAATGTTAAACTATTTAAATTATAAGAGGAACTATTGTGCTAGCAATTTATGGAATCAATATTGATTTGACAAGAGACAACCGTTTGTCAAGTCAGGCTCTTAAGCTACTAAAGGATTTTTACTTGGAAACAGGGGAGACAAGCCCCCAAGAAGCCTTTGCGAGAGCCGCTGTAGCATATTGTGATGGGGATTTAGAATTAGCCCAACGCATCTATGACTATGTATCTAAAGGTTGGTTTATGTATAGCAGTCCGGTTCTTTCTAATGCGCCTCTTCCCGGAGAGGCCTTTAGAGGGTTACCTATTAGCTGTTTTCTATCCTATGTACCTGACACTGTAGAAGGTTTAATTTCCCATCATGCAGAGACCGCTTGGTTATCTGTAAAAGGTGGTGGTGTTGGGGGTCATTGGTCCGATGTTCGTGGTATAACTGAGAAGTCTGCTGGTGTAATACCTATGATGAAAGTCTCTGATGCTCAGATGACCTCATACAAACAAGGTAAGACTCGCAAGGGTTCTTATGCCGCTTATCTCGATGTATCACACCCTGATATTGTTGAGTTTATTAACTTTAAAGTACCTACTGGTGGTGATGTTAATCGCAAGTGTTTTAACCTATTTAACGCTGTTAACCTCAGTGATGAGTTTATGGAAGCGGCTAAATCCGGACAAAACTGGGATTTGATTTGTCCAGATAAGAATGTTGTTATTGATACGGTTAAAGCAAGAGACCTTTGGGAACGCATACTTGATGCTCGTTTCCGTACTGGTTCACCGTACATGAACTTCATTGACACAGCTAACAGAGCGTTACCCGAATATCAGAAAGACTTAGGTCTGAAGATACACGGCTCTAACTTATGTAATGAGATACACCTTGCTACTGATGATGATCGTACTGCTGTTTGTTGTTTGTCTTCTGTTAACATTGAAGCTTATGATGACTGGAAGGGCACTACTATCATAGAAGACTTAGTGACTTTCTTAGATAACGTACTGGATGTATTTATTGCAAACGCACCAGACGATATGCAGAAAGCTAAGTACTCTGCTGAAAGAGAAAGATCTATCGGTATTGGCGCTATGGGTTTCCATGGTTACTTAATGAAAGAAAACGTTGCTTGGGAATCAGAAGCGGCCTCTGCTATTAACAGAAGTATATTTGGAGACATGAATGAAAAAGCAACTAAACAAACTAAGTTCCTTGGTCGTGTTAAGGGAGTCGCCCCGGATGCTAAAGGGTACGGTGTACGCAATGCTCACCTCTTTGCTATTGCTCCAAACGCCAATTCATCAATACTCTGTAATTGCACTGCCTCCATTGAGCCGCTTAAGGCAAACGTATATGTTCACAGAACACGAGCTGGAGCAGATGTAATTAAGAACCAGTATCTCGGACCTGTCTTGGATACGTATGACATGAATAATGAGGATGTTTGGTCATCTATTATGGATAATGATGGCTCTGTTCAACACCTTGAGTTCCTTTCTGATCACGATAAAGATGTGTTTAAAACCTCATTTGAATTAGATCAGATGTGGGTTGTAGAACACTCTGCTCAACGTCAAAAGTTTATCTGTCAAGGACAATCTGTAAACCTGTTCTTCCCTAGTGGAACCGAAAAGAGCTACGTTAATAAAGTACACCTTAAAGCATGGTCTGATGGCTTGAAAGGTTTGTATTACTTGCGTACTACTGCTGGTCGTACTGGTGATAAGGTAGGTCAAGCGGTAGAACGTGATGCTCTCGCTACTGACAAGAGCAACATTGTATACGGTAGACCTGATTGCCCTTATTGTGAACAAGCTAAAATGTTGTTAAAAATCAAGGGTGTAGAGTTTGAATACATTGACCTAGCAGAAATCGGTAAGACTGCGGCACAAGTTACTGGACGGAAAGACGTAAGGACTGTACCTCAGATCTATCTCGGTGGCGAGTACATCGGTGGATTCACTGAACTTCAGAAGTATTTTAATAAACCAATAACTAACGAAGACGATGATGATTGTCTCAATTGCCAAGGATAAACAAATGTCAGTAATAGAACCAAGCTTGGCTTACAAACCCTTTCATTACCCGTGGGCTGTGAACTACTCGATAGACCACGAGAAGATCCACTGGGGTGAGTGGGAAGCTAAGTTACAAGACGATGTAACACAATGGAAAACAAAGTTAACAGAAATAGAAATTAATCATATTACTCAAATACTTAGGTTGTTTACTCAATCGGATGTTGCTGTAGGTACTAACTACTTAGAGCATTACATTCCTAAGTTTAAGAATAATGAGATTAGATCGATGCTAACCTCTTTTGCTAACCGTGAGTTTACACACCAGAGATCTTACGCGTTACTAAATGACACTCTAGGATTGCCTGAAGATGACTTTACGGCTTTCTTAGAGTTTCAAGAGATGGCCGACAAAGTAGAGTTTATGACAGATATCAACGTTAGTTCACACGCTGGTCTGGCTCAGGCCGTAGCCCGTAGTGCTATTAATGAAGGTATGTCATTATTCTCTGCGTTTGTTATGTTGATCAACTATTCTCGTTTCGGTAAGATGCGGGGGATGTCAGAGATTGTTCAATGGTCTATTCGAGATGAATCTTTACACTGTGAAGGCATGACTCGTTTATTCCGGACGTTCTGTGCCGAACATCCTCGTATTGTAAACGATGAGTTTAAAGCGAACATATATGACATGGTTCGCCAAGCTGTCGAGCTTGAGGACAAGGTAATTGAACTCGCATACGAGATGGGGCCTATCGAAGGTCTCAGTAAAGAAGAGGTCAAGCTGTACATCCGTTACATTGCTGACCGCCGTCTAATCGAGTTAGGATTAAAAGGCAACTATGGCGTTAAGGAAAACCCTTTGCCTTGGTTAGAACCTCTAATCGCTACTACCTCACATGATAACTTCTTTGAAACAGTTGTCACCGAATACAACGCCGATGGAATGATTGGCGATTGGGGATGGGACAAGTAATAAAACGCTAGCCCTCGTTCTAGAGGGTTACACCTATACTAGGATACTTATATAATGAAAGCACTATTTAACAAATTCAAAACACATTCAACTAATGCAAAAGACTATGTAGAAGAGGGTCTTGCTACTGAAGAGGGTAAAGCCTTTAAGCAAAAGACTCTACAATTCATTGCCAGAGGTGTCCGGAACAAGCATGTAGCAAACACGCTTGGCGCTGGATTAGTTGGTGTTTTAATTAGCCTGATTACGTTCCTTCCCATGCAACTATGCTTTACATTAGGAGTAGTGCTGGGCGCGTACAAGTCGCTAACAAGTAACTAAGTAACATTATACCCCTTTGACTCTTTAGTCATTGGGGTTTTTTAAGCAGATCAGCGCAATGCTAGATGTTTAAATTTCATACTACTAAACTTAATAATACTTAATCCAAATAGGAAAAACCGATATGAAACTTTCACAAGCAAAAACAATCATCAAAGCAATGATCCAACACAACCTTAACCTGAAGCCCGGTGCCTCTAATGCAGAGTTCTTGATCCCTATGTTGTGGTCTCAGCCCGGCGAAGGTAAAACTACTATGGTTGAAGACCTTGCAAAAGAGCTTTCACTTGAAGTAGAAACAGTTATTGTAGCTCAGTTTGACTATGCTGAGTTAGGTGGCTTCCCTAAATTATCTGAAGACGGAGAAGAGTACAACCGTGCGCGTCCGTTCTTCTTACCACGAGAAGGCTGTGCAGACACTCTTGTATTCTTAGACGAACTACCTCAAGCAGTAACCGCTAACCAAAACGTTATGGCTCAGTTAGTTAACGAACGCCGTATTGGTGAGCACGTATTACCCTCTAACGTTACTTTAGTTGGTGCCGGTAACCCTATGACCTCACGAGCGGGTACCTCACAGATGCCTTCACACCTTAAAGACCGATTGACTCACTTGGATATCGAGACTGATCACGAAGGTTTCCGTACTTATGCCTTGTCTAAAGGTTTCCTCCCTGAAGTAACAGGCTTTATTAATGACCGCCCTGAGTGGTTGCAGAAGTTTGACCCTTCAGCTAATGCATCTCCTACTCCACGTTCGTGGGAAAGAGCTAACACAATTCTACGCCTTGGGCTAAATTCAAGCGAAGAACGTCATGCTCTTAAAGGTCAAATTGGTGAAGCCGCTTTGACTGACTTTGTTGGATACCTGCGTATCTGGCGTGATCTTCCTTCTGCTGAGTCTATCTTTGATATGCCTGAGACAGCTGAGATTCCCGGATCACCTGATATCCTGTATGCCCTATGCTCTAACTTGGCACACAAAGTAACTTCTGAAACTGCTGAAGCGCTAGTTACGTTTGTTAAGCGTTTCCCTTCTAAAGAGTTTGCCGCCTTCTGTATGCGCGATACTCTATCTCGTAACCCTTCTCTCAAGAAGGATAAGAATGTTGCTGGCTGGGTTGTAACTGAAGGTAGAGACTTGTTGCTATAAATAATAGGAGAAGTACAATGGAAGCACAATTAAAGATAAGCAGAGCGGTAACGAACCTTGCGTTCAATAACCCGTTCTTTGGCTCTTGCCTTATGCAATTAAAGCTTGAGGAAAGAGCAGATGTCCCTACTATGGCTACTAATGGTACTCATGTATACTGGGGGCGAGACTTTGTAGACAGCATCTCTGAAGAGGAGGTGCGGTTTGTATTGGCACACGAGGTAATGCACGTTATATTAAAGCATTGCCAAAAGTTCGAGGGTAAAGACCCTCAGTTATGTAATGTTGCTATGGACTATGTTATTAACCCCCAGCTACTTGATGCTGGATTTAGCATGGTAGAAGGTGCATTGTATGACAAGTCAGGTAAGTTTCACAATATGGCTTGGGAAGAAGTTTATCGTTGTTTAGATGACCTTAAGAATGACAGGGAACCCCCTGTTGATCTTTCCCTAGGGAATAAAAATGATATCAAAAATGATATTGCTAACTCTACTGACCACTTAGAGCAATCAGCAAGTGGTTCAGCTTCAGAGATAGCTGACGCGTCAGATAAGATCGACGATATGGTAATCCGTGCCGCTACTGCTCAAGAGATGAGCGGTAAGGGCGGGATGCCTCATGGAGTTCGAGAGCGTATTAAATCTATACGTGAACACCAAGTAAACTGGGCTGAAAAGTTAGAATTACTGGTAAAAGCTAAATACCCAGAAGATTTTACTTTTGCAAAACCTAACCGTAGGCACCTTGGTTCTGGCTTATACCTTCCTACTATGGATGGCCACAAGGCAGGCCCGATTGCTATTGCAGTGGACACGAGCGGTTCTGTTTCTACAGAAGAACTAACTTTATTTATTTCAGAAATTAATAATATAATCAATGACATACGACCAGAAAAGGTTTATCTCATGTCAGCAGATTGTCAAGTAGCCGATGTAGTTGAATACGATTCAGATCATTACTTCGAAGACTTTAATGCTGTTGGAGGAGGGGGTACTTCTTTTGTTCCTGTGTTTGATCATGTAGAAAAAGAGAACTTACAAATAGATCAGCTGATTTACTTCTCTGATATGTATGTATATGATTCTGATTTCCCTGAGAAACACCCTGATTATCCTGTTATATTCTGTAGTTCTCGTAACGAGCGTGAAGTACCGTTCGGCGACTTAATCAAAATAAAGGTATAAGATATGGAATTAGATATAGAAAAATTACATAACATTGAAAGCGCAGTAGCAACTTTGCGTGCAAATGGATTAGAAGAAATTACCACCGCTCCCCGTTATCACTCTTCGGGGTTCGGGGGTACTATTTACAAAAGAGAAGAAGGTCTTAACGTTGCTGACCCAAGGGTAATTCAGCTTATTAATAACAACATCGTTGTCTTAGATGCAGGGATTGACTACATCCTTAACCATGTAAGTGATGATACCAAGTATAGATCTGAAGCGGCTGAGTACTTTGAGCAGGTCTTTAAGAACTATAAACTCAAAAGTTTAAAGGGTAATCCTGTAGAATTAGGGCACAAGCAGTTTAGTAGTGCGCTTGGAGAAAGAGAATACGATGACGAGAGCCTTGTATTTGATGGAGGTATTGTTATATTTCAAGGACTTAGTAATATCCTACGAAATAATTTCCTTAAGGCGTTAAGAGACTTGACAGTTCGTAAGGCTTACAGCTTAGTATTTTTAGCTCACAGCCAAGTGGTTTCTGCTGTTGCTTTAGACTTTAATAACTACAAAGCGAAATTTAATATAGACCTTGAAAACCTATATGATCGCCACGGTTGGCGTACTGCTACTGATTTCACAATAGACGGAGTAGACAGTGATGAAACTATTTGTAAAATAAGTGACAGTGGATATATCCAAATAGATATTAATCGTACAGACATTGTAAATTTGTTTAATGCAAATATATTTTGTAGTCATCTCCGCTCTAACAATAAAAAAGTTTTAATAGCATCTATTGAATCTGTAAGTGACGAGGAGATAGCAGGTGCCGCTAAAAAAATTAAAACTGTAACCGACCTTAATGGTGTAAAAATGTATCGCATTAAGAAGGGTATGGTTATTAAGAACTCTCAAGAAGTAAATGATTATTGGGGTTGGAGGCGCAGAACTGTAGAAGAACAAAACAAGAGTGTTGGAAGTCTAGAAGGTCATTATATTGCTGTTATGGACACCCCCGAAAACTCTTTTAAAACAATAGGTACTACTCTGGGACGTACAATATCTAGTTGTAGTAAACAGTTAACTAACAAGGTTATGGAGTCGTTAGACCTCGACAACCTAATTTAATCACTTTTTTATCAGAATAAGTCTGGTTAAAGAAGAAAACATACTTAATTATAGGAATATACTATGAACAATCAACAAGAAAATATCATGTTAATCGCACACAAAGTAAGCACTAAGACCGACTATTTAGGTAACGGTTTGTACCTTACATCACCTTGGGTTATGTCCGAGCGTAGGATGCACGAGTACCACGACGGCATCATCTCTTTGCATAATACTAAAGCTGGCGATTCTTATATTGCTGGTCGTATTGTAAATGTTATTAACATTGGTCGCGTTGGCGGCAAAAACAGAGTTGCATTTGTATTTAAGCGTTTGAATAAGACTGTACGCCCTGAGAAGGTTCGTACTAAATATGAAGCTACTATTTCTGAAACTCGTGAACAGGTACGATACTAATATGAACGCTGATCTTAAAAGAACTAAATCAATTAAATTCATTGCTGGGTTTATTCGAGACATCTTATACAAAGAAGAAGGCCTTACTGAAGAGCAAGCAATGGAGAATGCTACAATCTATCACGATATGGTGGTAGGTTGTATTGCTGAAGTCGAAAGGGAAGAAGAAGCACGTTTTATGGCAGAAGTAGCTAGGGATAAAGCGGCGGATGAGTTAGCCTCCCAAGGCATTACCGATGCTTCTAATGCTACCGCCGTAGATCTGATGGGAGGCCCCGCTGCTATTGACAATAACACTATTTATAAAGGATAAGTACAATGAAAACAGAAGCTATTGTGTACGAACAACCCGGTAAGCTATTGACAGATAACGCTATTTTATTATTGACTCGTGGCTTTGATCAAGATCACATTATGCCTATTGTGGCACGTATTATGGAGTACAACCTGTTACCAAAGGAGTTACAGCCTGACTACATTACCTTGATTATTAACTCCCCCGGTGGCTCAGTACATAGTGCTTACCACCTTATTGATGTAATGAAATCTTCTAAAATCCCTGTTCACACTGTGGGCATGGGTCTTGTGGCATCATGCGGTGTACTTACTTTGATGGCTGGCGCTAAAGGCCACCGTAAAGTAACTCAAAATACTTCTACAATGTCTCACACTTATAGCTGGGGTTCCGGCGGTAAAGAGCATGAGCTGTACGCTATACAAAAAGAATTTGAGTTGTCAAGTGGTCGCATGTTAGACCACTATAAAAAATGTACTGGTAAGTCAGAAAAATATATTCGTAAGCATTTGCTAAGCCCTCAAGACGAATGGTTGACCCCAGAAGAAGTGATTAAGCACGGTATCGCTGATGTGATATCGGAAACGTATTAGATGGATACCTGCATCCCTCCTTGATGAGTTACCTTTAATTTACTACAAGGATTAGAATAATGGCAAAAGAAAGAGTGTATACTTCTCGACTAAGAAAAATACAACGGCGCAAGCTTGCGAAGGTTAATAAGACCTGTAAGACAGCGCAGAAAGAAGCAGCTTTAGCGAAGGCATTCCCTTCATTAAAGGTACCTCACGACAGCCAATCAAACCCGATGGCCGCCCTATCAACCCTCAAACTATGGTTTGAAGCGGGGTGCCCTCGATTAACCTAGGAACACATAATGTCAAAACAAGACCCCAACACAATAACGGAAGAAGTCGTTGCTGATCCAAATGCTACTGAGCCTGAGTCTCAAGTAGTTAAAGGTCAAAACGGTGGTAAGCGTCCCGGTGCTGGTCGCCCTAAAGGTTCTAAGAATCAATTCTCTAAGCACTCTGTTGATCGCTTAAAAGAACTAAACTTTGATCCGATGGAATCAATGGTAGACCTTTACTGGGAAACGTCTCAGATCATTGCAGAGATGGATGATCAGAATCACCCTCGACGATACTCAGCGCCAGCAATGGCATCACTATTAATTAATAAGCAGAAGATTGTTAACGATTTAATGCGTTACGGTTATCGATATGTACCAGAGAAGATTGAGCAAGAGGTTACTGAGAAGAAGCCTTTCCAAATCAGTCTTACTGGAGTACAAATTGAAGATGCTAAATATGTAGAAGTTAAAGAGGACAGCAATTCAGCTGACCCTGATACTAAACACTAAGGAGTTCACTATGGAACTTGCAATGATCTCATTAATCGGCTTAGTTTTAACTGTATGGATCACGCTAGAGAACCTGAAAGACGGTACTCAAGGTGATGATAAGTAATATAAAATGCCCCTCTGACAACTAAGTTATTGGGGCTTTTTAACGGAGAATATTATGCAATACGTAAATGATGTACACAATCGGCTATACAGAATTGAAGGTGATAGCGCAATAGAAGTTTTTAGCGGTGAAGCTATTAAGACAATTGACTTCTATGTTAAAGAAACAGAGAACCCCCAGCGTTATATTACTGATGCTATTATGATTTTTCTTTCTCGCAAACATGAGATTGAAAGTATGTTGTGGTCGGTATCTGGTGGTGCATACTACCAAGATTTGCAAAAGATTAAAAGGCTGTCAATGCAGATTGATAACGCCAATAAGGAGCTTAAACTATTATGAAAGATAATTTCGAACTATTCATAACGGAGGTATTATCCGTAGAAGGAGGGTATGTAAATGACCCGGATGATAATGGAGGTGCTACTAATAGAGGTATTACTCGTAGGGTTTATGATCAGTATTACTCTGAAGTGTATAGTATAACCTCTACCGATATGGGTCATGCTAACTTAACCCGTGTAGAGGCAGCTGATATTTATAAACACTATTATTGGGATGCAGTGAAGGCAGATAAATTGCCCTCCGGTGTAGATGTCCTTGTTGCAGACATGGCTGTTAATTCAGGAGTAAGTACAGCAGCTAAGATGTTGCAGAAGGTAGTTCACGCAGAACAGGATGGTTTTATCGGGCCTAAAACAATATCTAAGGTTAATGCAGTTGGTACTAACATATTGATTCATAAGATATTTTTAGCTCGTAGAGAGTCTTACTTTTATATAGCAGGTATACGCAATAACCAAAAGTTTTATAAAG